CATGCGGCGGGCACCTAGCGATGATAAGCTCGCTCGTCGGACACTGCGTAATGTGGTCAAGACGGGGCAGCCATGTCTCCTCGTGCAAATCGCCTACGATGAAATAACAGGGGGCTCTGATGTCGGTGTATCTTAAGATAGATGATTGCTGCCAGTGCCCACACCGAGGGCACAAGGGCGGCTTCGGGGCGGTGGCGTATGTCCCTACATGCACAGCGGCGAACCGCGATCTCCCCTACAGCGTCAGCTGTGCGGCCGCAGGCCGTAGCGTTATCCCAACCGCACAGCAGGAACCCGGAATCCCAATCTGGTGCCCACTACGCAAGCAAGAGGAAGAGGAATGAAAATAAAAGTCCAAAAGGTTAAGTCCGCGAGCACTATGCAGGACTGTATTGACCGTCGCCACACCTTTAAGATCACTGGTCCGTCTGCACGTACAGGGGAGCGGGTAACGGTTATCTTTGAGGGTACACGGGAAGAAGCTGCAAAGGTGGAATTGAAATGAACTTACTTAGACCGTTTGCACAGCTCTTTGAAGAATTGAAGCAACGTAGGCGCAAGCGCAAGTTCCTGAAGTATGAGATTCGTAAGGCTACGGGACGCGAGTTTGCGATGTCTGAATACTTTCAGGGTAATGCTTCAATCCTGGAATTGGAAGCCTGTGTTGCTACAGCAATGGCGTTCAACAATGATGACGCTTTTGATGATGGTATTAAGCAAGCAATTGCAAAGATGAGGAAGTTGCATTTGCCCAACGTTGTAGATGATAGCTATGGGAGAGTTAAGTAATGCGTAAAGGTCCAATGACATCACAAGTAATAGTTGATATAATTAACGAACGTGCTCGCCAGGATTCGAAGTGGGGAGGACAACCAAGCGATGACAAGCATACACCGGAGGAGTGGGTTAGTTTAATTTGTGATTATGCAGGTTGGTCGCGGGTACTGTCTGGGATGGGCAACTATGACAAGTATAGGAAGAGAATGGTACAGGTTGCAGCCCTTGCAGTGGCCGCAGTACAATCCCTTGATAGACACCTTAGTAATTTAGAGGACGCTAGTGGGCTTGAGTTGTGTGTGGATGAGGGTTGTCCTCAATTTGGATCAGAACACATTTGCAACAACCTAAAATTCGTCAGTACTGTTTGCAAGCTGGAAGCAAGGGTTGGTGAGCTTGAGGATTTAATTAGGTACGCCCAGGTCAGTTCCGGTGTTTGCATGTGCGGAGCTAATATGGAGGACCATAACGAAGCAATGGGACACAGTCCGGTTGACATTTGGGATAATGCACGGGATAACATTCTAGGTTTAGGAAAAACAATGGATAAGTTAAACGAGCACCAGTTCGACTTCAGCTTGCCTATGTACCCTAACCAAACCATAGGCGACAAGGGTATGCAGTGCGAGATGACAATGGACGGGCGCAAGCTGGAGGGCGTGACCTCGCTCTTCCTGAAGGCTGGCGCTGACGGGTTCACTAATGTGGCGATTGAGTTTGAGGCCAGCTGCGCAGTGCAGTTCGTTGGGCACCTGGACGCGAGCATTGTGCAGCATAACGGTCTTGACGGTGAGCTATTGCTTGCTGACATCTATAACGATGCGCTCGAGGATGTACAGTCCCGGCACGACCCTGATGAGTTCCATGATGGGTACGAGCAGAAAGCTGAGTTTGTATTGAAGGTGATCACTCTTGCTATGGAGCGTTTTCGCCCCTCGTAAATTATCGTCTATTAGAGTTGCGATACGAAGGGTTTTTGTGTTGCAATGCACACATCAGCCAGCGGAAGCACAGTAAGGCGATCCAGGAAACGATCGCAGACCTGTGAGGTCGCTGGACACCCGCGCCGTGACGGGGATGACAATACATATATCGCGGACGATGAGCCTCCCCCGAGGACAGGGCTGCTCGGAGCGCTGACACAAGAAGCACCCGAGACGATAACATGCTCAAGAGATGCGAAGGCGCCCGCCTTGCTCGGGCGGTTGTACGTGACTGCAATGAATCCGCTGGTCACGCAGCGGAGGACCGGAGTTGAAGTTGAGCGTGTTTGACGGGCGGCCTGCCATGTGGTTGGGCCGCTCGCCTACTAACCCCATGAGGAACCCGTATGAGAAAGCATGGCCACTATTTCAAGCCGGTGCAGCATTTAACAGAAATTGATGTGTATCGAACCTGTGATCTATTCCGGGTCGATGATTCGAGCGGGGCAACCCAGCACGCAATCAAGAAGCTCTTGCTGCCTGGTGGTCGAGGGAATAAGGAGCGCCTGGTGGATCTTAAAGAGGCCAGGGACACTATTGACCGCCGAATAGAAATGCTCTGCGAAGATGCAGCAGCACAGTTGGCCAGTGACAACCAGGAGGTCTAGGATGGAAGCATTCCAAGAGCTACTCGGTTCCGTTGCTTTCTTTGCGCTATTTGGCGCGATGCTTTCCATCGTGCTTGGCTGCTACTATGAGTCCAAGGAAAAGCAGCACCTTATTCCTCACGGTGTTGAGTTTTGGGATCGACTCGCCAAGTACACTTTCACCGCTGTGCTTGCCTTTGGAATTTCAATTATTCTATGGATGCTTATTGCCATAATCAATTGGGCTGTGTCATGAGCGGACAAACGAAAGCCGGCAGCCTCGTAGAAGCATGTGTCAACACTCTCACTGGACTCATCTTTTCCTTTGCAATACAGAAGACCCTTAACTACGCATACAATGTCGAAATGACTAACACAGTGGCCGCTCATTTTGTGTTCTGGTTTACTGTGGCATCAGTGTTGAGAAGTTACATCATTCGCCGTCTTTGGAATGCCCGCTGGTGGCGCAAATTCATGAAGTATATTCCAGGGCTAAAGCATGACAATCAACGTCAGAACTAAGGGGCAGGAAGGGGAGCGGGAGATCGCTAAAATCCTCAACCTGATCATTGCTGATGTGCGAGCCGCTTACAAGCTGCCTCAGTACGCAACCAACGACGAGCTGTTTCAGCGCAACCAGAACCAGAGTGCTGTAGGGGGCGCGGATCTATCGAACCCCATGAACCTCGAAATTGAGATTAAGCGTCAAGAGCAACTGTCTGTGAACACGTGGTGGAAGCAGTGCGTGACGTCCGCAGGACGTACAGGCGGTCTTGCAATACTGGTATTCAGGCAGAACCGCAAGTCCTGGCGGGTTTGCTTGGAAGGAGAGCTTCCGCTCCAGCCAGCTGGTACAGGGACCCACAGCTCCATCGGACCTTGCCGAGTGGAAGTGGATCTGGATACGTTCAAAGCATGGTTCAAGGCCTACTATACTAAGTGGCTGAACCATTAACGCACAGCGCCCACGGATGGGCATACAGTGTGGCCAAACTACGAAAGAAAACGAACAGCTTGCCTCCCCTCGAGCTCATGCCTTACTCTTAGCCATATCATTATCACAGATCGGTGGCGATCACTAGGAGTAACTGGGCATGGGTCCATCAGCCGCGAGTGCTTACATTGACAAGAATCTTGTCGAAAAAGAACTATCAGAAGATGAGCTAGCTCTCCGAAAGGAGTTCGTTCGTCTGTACATGAAAACCCGAAGCGCCTATGCGTCTTGTATTGCGCTCGGTTTCATGGAGCCTTACGCACAGGATTGGGTGCGAGCTTTCTTGGGTGAGGGTGTTGTACGGCGTCTCATTATGGAAGCCGAACACAAAGACGACACCCCCGAGGGCACAGATCAACGCCAGAAACAATACCGAGCATGGATGGAACAGCAGGCCACCTACTATGGACCTGGAGCTTCTCATGGGTCGCGTGTGGCAGCTATTGCCCACCTCATGAAAGCCGAGGGCATGGAAGCACCAACTCGTTCCGAAACTGAGGTTGCATTTAAGGGTGGCGTGATGGTTGTTCCGCAGCTAACCACACCAGGGGAATGGGCTAAGGTAGCTCAACAAGCCCAGGCAGATCTTAAAGCGAATGTCAAGGACTAAGGCGTGATTTCGTTGCGCTCCTGTGTATGCTCGTATACTATTTGTTCGTAGCTGTAAATCGGTCAGCCTCAGTGGAGGGGTGGCTGTAGTTATACCACACTATCACGAATGAGGCTGCATGTGAATGATCCGGGCGAAGTGTTATCAAAGCTGATTGAGGCAGGTCTCGGTTATATTTGGTTCGTCGCGCTCGCTATATGGGGTGGAACAGTGAACTACCTAAGTCGGGTGAAGCAAGGTCACGTTGAATACTTTTCCTTCGCTGAATTGATTGGGGAGTGGGCCATAAGTGGGTTCGCGGGGTTGCTGACCGCCTACATCTGTATTGAGATGGATCTCTCCTGGCACATGACCGCGTTCTTTACTGGCGTATCCGGACACAT